AAGCCCTGCGTGACATACCATCACAAGCTGGCTTTCCTGCAAGCGTAACTTGGCCGACTAAGCCGGAGTAAGGCAATGCAGATGAACAGCCTCGTAGATATGTTACTCGGCCTTGTGGCGGCTGGCGGTGCTTGGTGGATGAGCGAGACTAGCAAAGAGCAAAAGCGCATCAACATCTTGCTAAATAAGACGCGGGAAGAATACGCCTCGAAAGAGGATGTGCGCTCCGACATGCGTAACGTGATGGACGCATTGCACCGTGTCGAGGACAAGCTGGACAAAGTTTTAAGCCGGTAATGATACAGTTCCTGCTAGTGGTGTATCTAGGCGGGGCACTAATAGACCAGACGCAGCGGTTTGAAGATTTAGACCGCTGCCTTTATTTTGCCGAAAAGTTGTCTACTCAAAGCTCTGTGCCGACAGGTGCCGCCAAACGTGTTAAAATGGTGGCTATCTGTAAACCTATTCCGAGGCTGAACTGATGGAACCAATATCGACCGCATTGGCTGGCATTGCTCTGGTTAAGTCCAGCGTTGACTTTATTAAAACTCATATCAATACGGCCAAGGACATTGGGGAAATTGCCGGACAGATAGATGGTCTGTTCGCAGGTCACAAGCAGGTGCAAGAAGCCAATAATAAGAAGACTGGCGTGGGACTGGCAGACCAGTTCGGTGTGCAGTCTGTGGCTAAAGAGATGATTGATGCCAAGCTTGCAGCGGAACATATAGCTGAAGTTGCTAGAATGGTGGACTTTAGATTCGGCCACGGAACCTGGGCAGGTATACTAGCAGAACGTCAAAAGCGCATTCAAGAACAGCGTGAGGCTCAAATAAAGGCTAGAAAAGAAGCACAAATCGCGCATGATGAGATGATGGATACCTTAAAGACTTTGGGCATCGTTAGTCTTGTAATACTTGTAATAATGGGGTTGTTTGTGTTCTTATTTGTAACGGCAGCGTTTTAGCAACAGCAAATGAGGTGGACATGCCTGTAAGCTATAGGTACAAGGTTAAGCATAAGCCCAAGTCTGGCGGCTTTGTCGTTCAGATGTTTTATGGAAAAAAATTAATACAGGTGGCGCATTTCCTGACTTGCAATGCCGCACTTTCTTTTGTAGAAAGAAGAGAAGCTAACCAGATGTGACCACATTCGCATTGTTAGCAATAAGCGCATCTCCTGTTGCGCTCAAGCCGGAATGGTTATCCCTCGCCATTCCGGCTTTGCTGTTTCTGATTTTAATCTTAGTCGCAGGTTTCTCCTTGACAGCAATCATCAATAACCTGGTCGCACTCAACGCATTGCGTGTGGCCATGAACATAGATTGTCTTTAGCCTGTTACCGCATCTAGGGCAGTACCGGCGTTCATTCTGATGGTCTTCCATTACTTTGCAAGCCCTTTGACCTTCTCAAAGCTTCTGAGACCACCCAGGCCAAGCATACCCATAAGCACTGTCAGCAGTGACGACATATCAAACTGTGGTAGCTCTGGCAACGGCACACCGGCATATGCGCTACCAAAAATTATTAGCGGTGCTAGGACGAAATGCCAACAAAGGGCGACACCGCATGTCCATCCAACAAAAGGACGCCAGCCAGCCACGAAAATACTGCGGTGGGAGGCTTCTGCCTTGTTTATCTCTAGTTGACCCTTGGCAAGTTCCTGAGCGTGTCTGTCGGCCATTGTAGCCAGTTCGTGAGCCAATTTATTCTTCTGGTCTTTATCCTCAACGAACTTATCCAGTAAGCCGGTGACAGGTGCTATGAGTGCTTCAATCATCTGACATAATCCTTGCTATATACATCCATAGTGATTCGGTTCTGTTTTCCATTACTTTCCTTCATGTGACATCCAGACGGCAAAAGCACCAGTAGCCGCGCCGACTATGGTGCTTACAAATGCTGTTTGCTGAGTGGTAGCGGCTGCACCAAGAGACATGAACCAATCGCATACGTTCCAAGCCATGAATGTAAATGCAACCATCATACCTCGTGGTATGATTTTATATTCCAGTAACGTCTTGCTCATCTGGTATTGACCTCATCCTTTGGACAAGCCTTTCGGCTCTGTTAGGGACTTGATAATACCACTTTGAGTCAACCATTTCATCTGCTGCTTTTTGCCACTCGCCAGAGCGAACCGCCTTCCACATACCGACAAACTTGGACAGCCTTGGGTAGCCTAGATTGAACATCATGTTAGCCACGATACGCTGTACTTCTTCTGGCAGTGTATCCCACTCAGGATACAGCCTCCGACAGTCTTCTACCGTAACCAGTATGTCCAGATTAAACGCCTGATGAACACGTTGCTCACTGACAGGTGTGCCTACTGGCTGTCCAAACTCAGGGTCTTGCTGAGTGATGAGGTGACCAATTCCCAGCGTTTCCAGACCTAAGTGGTCTTTATACACGGTGTACTTACAGCCCTCATCAGCAATCAGTTCTTCTCTAAGCTGCTCTAGGTTCATGCTACTTCTTCAAACTCGCCTTGCATTAGCTTTGATGCAGTCACACCAAGTTCATATAAAGCATCGGTCAACACGTTCTCGCTTGCCTTACCACGGCCTGTCATAAACACTTCACAAGCCTCGCCTGTTTGTGGGTGGAAACTTACAGTGACTGCAAGTCCTGCACCGATTTCTGTTGTTACGCATGGGCGGCGATTAGGTAAGTTCATTCTGTAACTCCTCAATGGTTTTTTGCCATGAATCTGACTCAATGTCAGGGCGCTCAAAGAACGCTGGCGTTCTATTTTCACGCTTGGTTCTAATTGATGTGACCGGAAGAAAATACACTGTTCGCTGTTCAACCGATACCAGTGCCATTATGTCAAAGTCTGACCTCTTTGGTAAGCGTTTATCGCCACCAATTGTCAGGTTAAATTCCAGTCTATACTTATTGCCCCTACTGAACTGGCAAGACTTTACTTGCACCAGAAACCGTTGACCTGTTTCCTTACTCCAAGCAACCAAGTCAACAGAGTCCTGACTGGCCAAAGCCACACCCCAGCCGCGCTGCAAGATAGATGCTGCGGCTATATATTCAGCAACCAGACCAGCGGTACTATTGCTAAGTTTGGTTGAGGCTATGTGTTTATTTTTCATTGACCGCAGCAATGTCAGTAAGTCTCTCCAAGTACCAGCCAGCTTTATGCAGGTCTTGCAAAGGATTACCCTTATGCTCGTAACGCCAGATATACTTGATGATAGAGCCTTGGAGATAATACTTGAAGCCATCACCTAGTGCAGCTTCGATTGCTTCGATACATTCTATTTCGCCCACTCTGTAATGTGGCGGGTGGTTCACTAGGTCACTCATGCCGCAAGTAACTTCTTAATTTTAACCATGTCAGTGTTTATTTTTGACTTGCCACGGCCACGATTGTTCAGCTTCTTAATAGCATACATAATGCTGGTGTGGTCTCTGTCCATAGCTTTGCCTATAGACACATATGACAAAGTGGTTAGTTCGTGTGCCAGAAACATAACGATGTGTCTAGCTTGAACAAGCTTAGGGTCTCGTCTACGAGACATAATGTCATTTATTGAAACGCCGGTAACTTTTGACGTTGCAAAGATTATCTTTTCAACCTTGGCAAATCCTTCTTGCCTCGAAACTTTATAGCTGGTCAAATTCGTACCCAACATCGTGTCGAAGTACTCTTTCAATGTTTTGCTTAAAACAGTCATGTCCACAAAATACCTTTCCTGCGCCGTTGATTATTCCAGGCGTTATGTTCCAATCAAAGTCCCTCTCACACAGGCCGCACTTGTCCATATTAGGTTGAGCCTTCACATGAGCGTACTTGCTTTTCCTTTTTCTAGGTGGCCACATTTCTCTGTGTCCATTCTTAGGTTTGGGTGGCCTCACAATCCATAAAATGAGACCACCCAGTTTCTATTTAGAATGGAATTTGGTCATCCATTCCACCGTTAGACTGCACCGCTTGCGCCTGTACTGGCGCGGCTTTACGAGTGCCGTCATCCTCTTCAATCACAAAGGACAGGAACTCTGTCCCCTTTTGGCTTGTCTTGTTCCAAGCTGACACACGATACTTAGTGCCATCAATCTCAAGACTGCCAGTCATATCAGGACGCTTTGGATTGTCGCCCTTATCGTTCGGGAACAAAACGCCCCGCAGATTGTTGTCGTACTCAGCCATTGGCTTCTAATTCCTTCCTTCTGTTTGTGAAAAGTTGACGCTGCTCATACGTCCATTCTTGAGACAACTTCCGATTGTAAATTCTTTTTAGGGTTTCCAAATCGGGAGCTAATGCAATCTCCTGCTCTATAGTGAGAGGTGACGCAATCTTCTGTGGCTGCTTCATGTCGGTCTTGATATTCGGTGACTCAACCATTGCGGTTGGCGACTCCATAGGCATATCTTCACCGGCATAGATGTAACAGCCAAGCCCTAGCGCAGCGATAGCTTTTACCATGCAGCGTTGCAGTGAGGCATTCACCTCAAAGCTGTTAGGGTTCTTGATAGGCCGGTTAGCGTGGTTAAGCACCGGCATAATCTCTGTTGCTGACTCAATAGCAGACACACCATTTGGCTTGTCTCCATACAAAATCTTG